AAACGAGATTGAGTAGTTACTTTATTTTCTACTAACCACTTTTTAGCGTCAAAGTTATCTGCTTTTTTCATGTTATTTAATATGTCATAAATATAACAAAGAAATCCTAAATTGCCAAACCGGTTTTTTACAATTCAACAATCTTATAAACTTTTGTATTCAATTGTTTCAACTCGTTATGGTTGGTTAACAAAATACAATTTTTATAGTGTTGCCAGTTTACACGGTAAGATGGATCAACCACTCCTCCGTTTAATTTTTTTATCAAATCATTCAACGCATTAATAGTATAAAGCGTATTGGTTTCTTTCTTTCTATGTACTAAAATAGTATTCAATGGAATACCTTCTACATTACCCTGTTCTACATTATAAGTAACAACATATTCATCTGTACTTTTTACATACAAAACAAACATCTTATTATACATGATAGAATATGCTCTAGTTAAGTCATTAATCAGGTCATCTAAACCCTCTAAAGCTGTAAAAGTACAAAATAACTTGTTGTTCACGTCGCGTATAGTAGTTAAATCAAAATCGTATCCACTATACATATGTTTATCCTCTTGTAAAATCATAGTCATAACCTTTTTTCGTTTTTGTAATTAATTTATATTTCTCAAATATTTTATTTATCTCAAGTTCAATACCATCTTCCCCGTCTCCTAGCTCAAACAAAAAGCTATCATAAGTATATAACACTATCTTAGTTTTCTTACCCCTTAATAACTTATGTATATCCATTAATATCCTAGTATTAATAGCTGTTTCTATGTTTTGCAACATATAGTTAAAAAGTTTTTGCGGATTCATATTTTCCAGCTTATCCTTTTCAAAGCAATAACCTGAAATCGGAACTGTGACTTGACCAGAGTTATTAAACGCCTCCCAATTTATTGTTACAAATTCTTTTACTTTCTTAAAAAATTCCAGATGCTCATACTCTTTAAATACACCACCATAGAGTTGTTTAAAAGTGATTTCTTTTGCTTCTTGATAACTGGTTTGGTAGAGGTCTGCAAACGCCTGGTGGACATCTGAAACGCCAAAATCATAGGTAAGTAAGCGACCGACAATAGTAGGATGATATGCGCTAATATCGAACTCAACAAATCCATGACTCGATATGTAGCTTCTCCTTGAGCCATCTTCTTTATTTATTGCTGCGAAATTAACACCATTAAAAGAGTTACTTGGTCTGCGGGTTGTTGTAGCCAAATTGTAACTTGTGTAGATCCTATCATCTTGGATAGAATAAAATTCTTGATTGAGTTCATAGTGTTTATCAAATTCATATTTATCTATTTTTAATCCGTTTTTTTCAATACCAAAGAATGCTAATACTACCTTGCTGTTATAAAAATCAAACCAATCGGGTAGTTCCTTAGGTAAAACACTACGAACGTGACTATAAATATGTTCACACTTCTCATAGTGCTTAGTTACCGGTATTAGTTTATTGGTTTCTTTATATGTAGGATATTTGGAGTAAAAGTAATTATATACTTTAGGTGGATCTTGTATATACGGAGGAATAATTTGGGATAGGTCGCACAAGCATTTTAATGGAAAATAATATAATGCCTGTTTTTTATCTTGTACCCATACTCGTTCTATTTTTTGTAGTATAGCGTTTATTAACGTTTTATTAAGCGAGGCTGTTTCGCTATGCGAAACACATAACATATAGCCTTTAGTGTCGTTAAACGGCCTAATATAAACTAATGATATATTATTTAAGGCAGGATGAACATTACCATGGTAAGGAATAATTTCAACAAAAGCTTCCTTAATTACTTTTTGTTGTAATACCTCTAAATCTTTATCTGTCTCAATTAGCCAAAACATAACCTTTATTGATATTAATATAACATCAATATATTATACAACCAAATTATTGGTAGTATTTTGTCCAATCAAATTTTAAGTATTGATCTAAGGCAGGTAATTTTAAAGTAGTGGAAGTTAATAAAGTATTATCTCTATTTACTTTAGCTACTTGTTCTTTAGTTCCTGTTAGTTGCCAATCTAAATAAAAAGGAATGTATAAAGTAAATTGTATTCTAGGATCTTTAGCTACTAATTGATCAAATATATTTTGATTTATTTCAATATATTTATTTTCATTTGTTTTTTTACAAAAATATCTTTTAAATTCTCCAATTTGATAATCTTGTTGAGATGGTAAAACAGGATTATAATAAGGTAAAATTCTATTTATAGGTAAATATTTAGGATAATCTCTATAATTAAAATCATTAGGGTATGGAAAGTTTAAAAACCCACCGTTAGTACTAATTGAATATTCTGGAGGAGAATTGAATGAATTAACAGAAGGATAAAGTGTTGGTGGATTTTCAATTAATTCAAAGCTAGGTAGATCTTGAGGTGTTTTGCCTGAAAAATATTTTCCACTAGATAGTTGATAGTAATATCCTATGTATGTCTCAAAAGTAGTAGCATTATACAACTCATTACCATTAGTATATAAGTTAAGAGTTATTTGGGACAGAGGATAATAAGACATATTTATTTATAATTATTCAGGTACTCTAATTATTCCTCTAATACCACCATGATATTTTTCAATATATTTATTTGTTCTTAATGCTTGGTAATTAACTTTACCATCTCCTTCATTTCCATAGTTACCATCAATAGATTCAAATCCATTTTTAGAAACAGCGCCTGCTATAGAAATATGACTTTGCTTATAAAAAATCATATCACCTGGTTTAATTATTGTTCTTCCAGGAATATATTCTTCAGCGTATCCTTTTGCTTTCATATTTTGAAAAGTGACTTCACATGATCCAGCTAATGGCATTCTTCCAGGAGTAAAACTATTAAACAAACCTAAATAAAATTCTTTAATTTTAGCATCTTTACTTCCTACTTCTTGATAAGCTTCTTTCCAAACTAAATCAGCAAAGAAGTTACACCAAGCATTTCCTTTACTCCAACCAACGGATTTCATTTTATTTTCAAAACCAGTACTTACAAATTTTTCATTAGTACCTATTTCTCTTTGTCCTATATATCCTTTGGCTATTCGTACTATAGTATTCCTAATATCAGATAATTTAGGATCATTAGTATAAGGTAAAGGAGATTGATTTGGACTTGACTGTTGAGTTTTAATAGTAGATGTTTGTTTTCCAGGTTTAGTCCCTACAGGATCTAAAGGTATAGCAGCTGAGGTTATATTAGTGGTCCAAGCATTATTTTGAATAGTATGCGATATATTCATAATAACAAACTCCATAGCTTCAGGATAATTTTTAGGTAAAAATCTAGAATCAATATTAAATTTGTTAAATATTTTCATACCTGATAGTCCATCCATAGTTAAAGTTAGATTAAAAGGTAAAAATCCATTGTTTGGTGATGATGAATATGGGTTAGTAGTTTTAATTGCTAATGTTGATTGTTTTTGATCATACTCTAAAAGTTGTTTTTGAGTATTTGTAAAGTTAACAAATGAATCTTCATTCCATTGATGTACAATTAATGATGATATAAATGAATCAAAAATACGAAGTGTTTCTTGATAAGTATCATTTGTATCTTTATTATCATTTTCACTTTGTATTTTAGTATTTGATGGACTAAATATTTCTTTTTTAATTCTGTCTTCTGTTCCTTTATTTAAATTAGATATAGCAATAGCATCTTGTCCAGTCACATAACCCCTTGCTGTAGCACCAATAGTAATCATAGTAGCTAAATCAGGTGTAATTTCTGTTTTAAGTTGTAAGTCTCTAATAAAACTACCACCTACAATAGATCCTGATGTGTTTGTTTCTAATCCGTACACATTGAATTGGGTTGTTTTTTTATTTGTTATAATAGTACTTCTATCAGGCAATGATGTTTTATCTATAAAAATAATAGTGTTAGTATCATAATCTATTTTAGGTGTTATACTATTAAAATTACCTGTTGCTTTACAAAACCCAGACATCATACTATTTAATAAAGAAACAAGAGATATATTTCCATCTGTATCTTTTGAATCTTCTAACAGTTTTAAAATAAAAACTATATTAAAATAACAAAACATTAGTTTACCATAGGAGTTATTACCTTTACTAATTACAAAATCGTCAATATCAGGATATAAAGTTTGTTCAGGTGTTGTAGAAGTAAAACCAGTAGCTCCAGGTATATTATACTCTACTTCAATAGCAGGTAATGTTTTTTTAAAAGCACATATCCTAGGATCTGAAGGGATTTGTTTTGGAGGAGTGTATATTAATATTTTATCACTATCAGTATCTCCAACATTTAAAATTTTCTCACTAGTATCATTTATTGTTGGGATGATACTATTTTTTATTAGTTGTAAAAAAGTACCAAATCGAACAAAGTATTGGGTTTGACCTGTTGTGTATGATTGAGAGAAATAATCAACAGATTTTGATCCATCAAGAGAATAAGTATTAGTCCCTATAGTATTTGTTTTTGGAATCAATTTTTGAATTTCAGCAAACACAGCTCCTATAGTACTGCTTTGAGCAAAAGATACTATTGTGTCTTCAGAAGTGTTAGGTAATCCTGCTGATAGGGCTTCACTTAGATTAAAAGTAGTAGGTCTAGTTGGTCCTTCTGTTTGGAGAAAAGTAGGTTTTCCAGGAAGTAAAAGGTTAGTTTTAAGTGCTTCTATAACATCACCTGCGCTTCTTAAAATAATAGTTATATCATAAGAACCATCCCTACTAAATGTCCAATTGTAATTTACTACTCTGCCTATTAAAGCATCATAGTTACCATTAGTATATTTTTGTTGAATAGAAACAGCTTTAAGTAAGTTATTATAAGTTACAACATCTGTACCTAGTTCATCCTTTATATAACCAAAATTATATTTTTTAATTAAAAATGAATCAGCTAAACTAGTTATATTATCATTTATGTATTCTCCTTTATTATTAAAATAAGATGTATTACCCCATTCTAATAACATAGTATAACCTATTCTTAAATATAAAGTACTAATTATATCAAATTGAGTTTTATTATTAGCTTTAATTTGAATTGTGCCTGTTCTAAGAGAGCCCATAGTCTCACTTTTTATATTAGCTGATATAATACCAGGCATAGGTTGAATTCCCCAATCTGTTCCTCCTAAACCATATGCTCCTATATTATCATAAATCCTACTTGAATCAATTCCTGCTCTTTGAAAGTTTTCAATACCTGGATTGGTTCTAGGAATTTCATCAGTAACACCATTAAATAAAACATATTTAATAGCTAACTCATCAGATTTAGCAAATCCACCACCTAACATATTTAAGTCAGTTATGTTAGCTGATGATACTAATTTAACAAAACTAGTTTTACTATTAGCCCAAAGAATTTGTTCTGAGGTTCTATTAACTGATCCTAAGACTTCTTGTCTTTTATTAACTTGTTCATCAACAAATGGTTCAAAACCTTCTCCTATTATATTTGACATAATTAAGAATTTATTGTATTAAAAGCACTTACTACTCCAGCATAAAAAGCAGGTATTCTAATTTGCAATCCTTCAGGAATAACTAATGAATTTTGAGGTAATTTATCTGTATTAGCTATAGATATAACCCACCATAAAGAACTATTTTTATAATATTGTAATGCTAGAACATCAAACCTGTCACCTTGAACAGTATAAACATAGATATCATCAGAAGTAACTGGTACTTCTGGATAGCGAGAAGTAACATATACTAATTTTTTATCTATTTTAGTTTTTGGTATGTTTTGATATCTGTTCATATTTAAAGAGCAGGAGCTCCTCCTACTAAGTTTTGATTAGCTGTTGTGTTACCTATAGCGGGGCGTTCAGGTGTTTTTATTGTTTTTGTTGGATATGAATTTCCATCAGCATTAGCTAAAGATATAAATTGTTGGTCACCATAAGCATTAGCAAATCCAATAGGATCTTCAACATTAACATCTTCAGTATTTCTATTTGAAAAAGTTAATGATTGTTTAGATGGAATAAAGTTTTGAATAGGTATAAAGTTAAAAGATGAAACTCGTATAATATGAGGCATTTGTTTAACACTATCATCTACATTTCCATTTGTATCAATTCCTATTTCCCATGGTGAATCATCCTGAATATCATAAGTTAAACTAGTTATAATGCCTGGTTGTTCATAAACATATCCTCCAACAGTTAATTGAACTATATTTCCTCTCATATACCCTTGAGGACTATAATCAGGAGCAGTTGTTGAAGCCAAATAGTTTAATTTTTTATACATGGGTATAAGCTCTTGTTTTGATTGAGCTGCTACTGTCCAAGATAATGTAATAGTTCTAGTAAACCCATTGTAGGTGTAAAAATTTTCTCCTCTTCCTAAATATCTAAACGGTGACCATTCTGCTTGGTATGAATCAGACATCCCACCTAAAAATGCTCTAAAATGTAAAAAGGTTTTAAATGTTGGTTCATTATTATCAATAACAGCTATTCTAAAACTAACTAAATCATCTAATTTAGAATCTGTACTAGCATTTTCACTTCTATAAATAGGTACTGAGTTAATTATATCTAATCCTGGTTTGAATGATCCTACACCAGGTATATCTACTCCAGTATATGAAACACCATTAGTATAATTAGCATAGCTTTTACCGGATCGTTGTCCTGGTTGTCCTAAGTTAGTTCTTAGGTCATAATTTTGAGTCTGGTAGTCAGGGGCTAAAGGAGTAGCTCCACTTTCTGTAGCTAATGTTTTGTCTTGATTTTGTAATATATTTTCTCTTAAAATTTTTCTAAAATCTTGAATCTTAGGAGAAGAAGTACTACCTTGTTTATCAGATGATTGAAAATCTTCAACAACAGGAAGTAAAGTTTGAGACTCATAAGGAGTAGTTAAGTTTTTAGAATTAAATACCCAGTTACCTACTGAGAAGGTATTGGTTTTAGTATCGTTAGTTAGATTTGTTTTTGATGTTTTAGAGTATCTTATACTAGTACTTCCTACTCCTAAAGTAGAACCAGGACCTCCGGTGTAAGTCATTACATTAATTCCATTGTTTAAAGTAATCCCATCTTTTGTAGATCCATTTCTATTATTGCTTGTTAAATCAAGTAAATTAATTAATCTATTAGTATTTGTTTTTGGATTTACTACTGTTGGAGTTACTCTAACATCATATAAATTTTCATTGTTAGCAAAAGCACCAGTTCCAGCAGACGGATTTCTGCCTTGTTTATTTAAATGTCCACCAAAAGCAACAACACCTGTTTGTGCTAATGTATTTAGCGGTGAATAAGCACCTTCATTTAATATACTGCTTGTTTGTGTGCGAACAGCAGTACGAGATAATAATTGTTGTTTAGCTGTAAATAAGATACCGTTTGGTGATTTGGTATCTCTAAACATTTTAGTTAAACGTTCAACATCCGCTGCTGTATCTCTAACAACATTAATACCACCTCTTAATAAGAAATCAGTTGTACCTATATAAGGACCAATCCTATCAGGAATGGGAGTGGTAATATATGGTTGCCCACTATTACCTCCATTGACCCTGTCATTCCCATACCGTAGGGACTTAAGATCCGTTTTTAGGTTTATTAATCCCATTAACGAGGAGGATTATCTAAATATTTGTTAGGGGTTCTACCGTCTAAATCTAATTGTGATTTAGCTAAACTTTCTTGATATTTAGAGGATCTATCATAAGCTAAAGGTTTTTTACCATCTAAATCTAATTGAGATGCAGCTAAACCTTTTGGGTAATTAGAAGCCCCACTGAATTTTTTAGGAGTACCTCCGTCTAAATTTGTTAGGTTTGATCCTTGAGTTTGTAGTTTGTTTAAGAGATCCATAGTTTTATTTTATTATACATATTAACTTGTAACACCTTCATTTAAAGCATAAGTACCCATAGATGTTGCTGTGTTTAATTCTGTTGTTCCTAAATATATTTTTGGTACTGATTGTTTGTTTGAAGCAATAGCATTAGTCATAGCATCAAGCTTAGCCATAAGTTGATCTAACGGTATAACAGCTTCATTAGAACTAAGTCTTGCTGGAAATGTATCATTTTGGTAACCTGAAGGGATTATACCGCCACTTGCTAATTTTGGAGGGGTTAAACCTTCAGTTTTATATTTTTCTAATAATGATTTTCCGCCAGGTGATTCTTCAAAAGTATCATAAATACCTTTTATAAAATTACTTTTTTTTATTTTATACTCACTATCTAATTGGGCTTGAATATCATTTATTTTTTCTTTTTTTATTATTCCTTCTTGTTCTGCTATTCTTGATTTTAATTTTTCTTTTTCACTTTCATCAGTAGTTGATTTTAGTTTTTCTTCTAAGGATGATTTTCTAGATTGAGCAATTTCTCCTTCAGAAGCAGGACCAAATAATAAAGTACTAGCTAGACTTTTTCCTGTTTCTAAACTTCCAACTAATCTATCAATGAATGAAATTAATTTCTCTATTAATCCTCCATCTATCATATCAGCGAATAAGTCTTTTGCTCGTTCAATAGCTAAATTAAATTTTTCTTGAGCGTCTATTGATTTTTGAGCTTCTTGAAGTGTTTTTCCTTTAAGAACACCCTCTTCAATAGCAGCAGCCTGGTTTTCTAAATTAATAGCTCCGGTTAAATCTCCTTTTTGTCTTAAAAGAGCAGCTTGTTCTCTTAAATTTTTAGTTTCATTACCTGATAATTTATTAATTGTTTCTTGTTTGTATAAACTATCTGCTAATTCTTCAGCTTGCATACCGAACACTTTAGCTATAGCTTCCTGCTGGATACGATTTAGTTTAGAGAATTTTTCAGCAGTAATACCTTGATTAGCTATTTCTTCTGTAAGTCCAGCTATGTCATTAGTTAAAGCATATTCTCTAGCTTTATCTAGATTGATGTCTTGACCAAGTAGTAATTCAGCATTCAGTTCATCACTGATTGATTGTTCAAAATTGAGTAAAGAACTAGCTGTTTTATTAACTTGATCTAAAGTTAACCCTAATTTTTTAGCTTCTAAAACAGTTTTTACTAGTTCTGGAGTATTTCCTTTAAAATTTAGCTGGATTAATTTGCTAGTTTTACTTACTTCAGTAAGAATTTTTCTACCATCAGCTACTATTTTATTTTGATTAGCAAAAGCAGCTATTTGATCATAAACAATATCTATACCTTTATCAGCTTCAATATTATTTACAGCAAATGTTTCTTGAAGTCCTAAAGCTTCTTCTTTAGATTGACCTAATTGCTTAGTTAAGACAATTTGAGCTTCAAGTTGATCATTTGTAGCTATAGCTGCAAACCCGGTAAGTTGAGATATATCATTAAATGCTTCAGATAAATTAGTTGTTGTTTTATAGGCTGTATCTAAATCAGTTTTAGTATTTTTTATATTATTATATATACCTCTAGCATTATCTTTACTAATACTTAAATTTTTAGATATATCAGTAACTCGTTTGTCAGCTTCAAACATAGCCCCTGCTAACATTTGAACAGCTTTAACTATCCCCGCTATGATGGCTAATGGGCCTAGTCCACTAAAAGCAGATGATAATCCTTTTCCAAGTATTTCAAAACTACCTTTACCTTGTTTAGCAAGGTCTCTCATGTCTTCTTTAGCTTCATCAATGTTTAATATTTCTCCTAAAATAGGAATTTTCTTTAAACCATCTAATGCTTTACCAGCTAAACCAATTTGTTTTTCAATCTTTTTTTCTTCAACTAATCTTTCTTTAGTTTTTTCATTTATTCTATCAATTATACTGAATTCTTCTTCATATCCAATTAATATTGCTTTTTCTTCTTCAGTTAATTCTTGTCCTATACCTAAATTTTCTTGTTTCTTTTTAACTAATTTAGCGGCTTCTATTAACTCATCTTTATTGATTTTGAGTTGTTTTTGAAGTCTTTCAAGATCCTTTTTAGATAATTCACTTAACCCTTTTTCATCGTATTTTAATTGCCGGGTTATGTTTTCTATGTTTTTAAAGGCTTTAGTGGCTTTACTAGTGGCTGTACCCCAGTTGCCCATTTCATCTACAATTCCTTTTATTTCTTTGTTTAACCCATTAAAAGTATTGTCTAATGAAGCTACTTCTTTTTCAGCATCCTTTATAGCTCTATTCAACACATTAATCTGAGAATTAACTTGTTTTATATTAGAAGTATCAATATTAAGATCATATTTAGTTTTAGTAAGTTTTTCAAGCTTAGCTATTAAACTTTCTAATTCTTTTATCTTTTTGTCGTCAGCCATTTAAAGTAGTTTATTATAAATATGAAAAGGCATCATTTTTTAGATGCCTTTGTTACATATGTAGGTACTTGTACTTGTTTATTTTTTAATGCTTCTTCTTTAACACTACCTTGAGTCCAACTGTCTTCATTTTTAGTGTTAGTTGATTGGTTATACCACTCTTTTAATTTGTTAAAAGTATAGTTACGTAACCAAATAGGCATATTATAGATAATATCATAACTATAACCGCCTTGTCCGTGGAATACTATTTCATGAATTTGATTAAATATAGATAATCTAAATTCAGAAACATTATTAAATGTCAGGCCAAAAAAAGTTAAGATTAATAGGAATGTCGATGTCCTCCTCAACACCATCAATCATTACTTTAGCTATTAAATCAACATCGGGAGTTATTACTTTAATGTATGTTCTTAAAGCTCGTGAATCTGAGGCTAGTAAGTAGTTATCTACAAAATCTTTAATAGCTATTTTATCCTCATTTCCATCAACTGAAATGATTTGGTATTTTAATCTTGTTGTAACATCTGTTGAAGATTCTCTATTAATCTTTTTTAAACCTTCAATTTCTTGTTTAATTTTTTCCTCGTCTTTTTCATTTAAAAGTTTAAACTCTAACTTAGTTCCTGATGTAGGGAGAGTAAATGTAAAAGTGCCTTTACTAGATACTAGGGATTCATTAAATAATTTATTTTCTAAAGTAGATAAATCAACAGTGTATTCTTTTCCATCATAAGTAAATGAATATTCTTTACCATAACCTAAAACACGAGAAGCTACTAAGATAGCATTTTTATCACCGGTGATTAAGTCTTTAATATCAAATTTACCTAGTGTTAGTGATTCTAACAATTTATCTAACACAATACCTTTTGAAATAAAGTTTTGGTTTGATAAAATATCTTCTTCTTTTGCGGTCATGTACTTCATTTCTACTTTACCGCTTCTTAAAATGTGGCCTTCCGGGTAAACTAATCCTTTGGAGGGCAATTCTACAACTTCTGTTGGAAACTTAAATTCGCTCATAAACTTATTTTGTTATAAATATTAATAAAAAAAAGAAGCTCGCAAAAAATGCGAGCTCTTTTAATCTTATTTTTACTATTATTAGAAATTCAACACACAGTAATCAGGTTGAACAGTCATTGTAATGTTAACAGCAGTATCAACAGTATCCCAACTGTAATCACCGAAGTTAGCATCTGTAATTAAAGCACCTTTGATAATCCATTCTGAAACAATATCACCTACAGGTCCTAATACGTCGAATGTTAAATCTTTCTTGTAGAAATCACTATAACCATCACGACCAGTTACTGATTCGTGGTGTAAACGTACCCATTCCATTACAGCCTGAGCTCCTGAAGGAGTAATAGGATCAAATAATGTAAATTGGATAGTACCCCAAGTGGTTTTACCTTTTACAAAGCGTTGAACGTTTATATGGTTTAAAGGAACAGTACCTTGAGTTAATGTGACTGCACCAACACCTTTAATCTCATACGCTGGTATACCGTCAATATACATAATGAATCGGTTTGCCTGTTTGGGTTCAAAGGCTGTGAAAAATATTTCGTTTGGATCTAATACTGCCATTTTATTTATTTATTTGTTTTGTTATAAATATTCTGTTTTTAAAAAATTACGCTGGGAAAGTTGCTCCAGTAGGTAAGATGTTGAAATCCAAGTAAATGAATTCAGCTGTCTTAGTCGGCTGTAAGTAAATTTGACCAACCAATTGGTTTCTATCAAT